CTTGTTGTGTAAGTTTGTCTTTGTGTGTTTTACGTGGATTGCCACACAGATAACATTTTGGGTTGCCGCAATCCATAGCATGTCTTTTGGCCATCCTATGAGGTTGTTTTAAATCCGGAGCACTTTCTGAATCGAGATAAAATGCACTTTTGGCAATGCGAAGTTGCTTTTTAACAGCATTTTCGTCTTTTTGACGACGACGAGAATTTAAATATTTTGCTAATTCGTTAGCCATTTATTATCTCCTTGCTAACAGTATAACATATCCATCTCAATTTGTCAAAGAGTTTTGACAAACGCCAACGGAGGTTGCCCAGAAACAGATCCAGTAATTGGTTTATCAAATTCTGGAGGTAACGCCCAGGCTCTGCCGACGCTCCAGACTTTATCAAAGTATGCGCCTCCCCAGTTACATTCTGTAACATTATCGCTTTGATTTCCGCCTAAAATTCTAACAACTCTTTTTACCGGATCAACGCCTCTAACAAATGCAACATGCCGATCAATGACAATAACATCATTAAATCTCCAGGTACTCGGATCTTTTGGATTTGCATAAGTCACTGCCCACTCACCTTTAAACAGCTTAGGTCTATCAGGAGGAGTAGTTCCTGTTTTAGCATAGTCATACGCCCATAATGTACTTCTTACTTTTGGTAATCCAGATCTAAATAATACCGCACCAACAAATCCTGCACACCAAGGAGTATGGTCATCGGTATAGTTGTTAAAACCGTTATCTTTATAACATTGTAAAATATTAGGATTTCCTGGTACACCTTTTCCATTTTCTTTCCACGAACCATTTCTTGCTTCTGCTAAAATTTTATTAAGGATATTGCATAGGTTTCCAAAACCTGTGCCGCCGGCAGGAGGTTCTGGTAACGTAGATATCTCTGTACTAACTGGTTGATTAGTTTCAGGGTCTTTACCGCCCGAAGGACCGGAGCCTCCGGCAGCAACGTTAGCAGAACTACCGGCTCCTGGATTTCCATCTGATATAACAATGTCAGGGTCCGGACCTTTGGATTTTTCAGCAGTAACCAATGTGTCAATTTTTTCTTGTTCTTGAGGGCTGATTGTTAAATTAGGAGCCGACGGGACTGTACTTGAAAATAGCGCACTGGCTCCGGGACTTTCCCATAAGGCAACTAATTTAAAATTTGCATAAACATTGGTTGCGTGATAAACATCTGAAATCCCACCTATACCCGGCACATATGGCATACTTTATCTCCTATACACTTATTTAACGAAGTGCAATGCCTGTAGTACCTTGCATATATTGATCTGCGGCTTCTTTTTTACTAGGAACCATGCAGAATACATGAGATTTTTTTAATGTAATAGTATCTTTATTACCTAAAAACATCCAAGGAATCATACCAAGGCCTTGGCCACTCATGGTCAATGCCAGTGGCTTTTCAATTTTTATCTCTTCAGATGTTTCGCTTTCAAACCTAGCAATAATCTCATCTCCGTTGATGAGTTTAAGACTAACAACTTCGCCTGTGCTTATGCCTTTATCAATTAACATATTTTAATACCTATAATTTTCTGATTTATACGGGCCACTGACATTGACTCCAATGTACTGCGCCTGTTCTGTAGTTAGTGTTGTTAGTTCTGCTCCAATTTTAGAAAGATGTAACCTAGCAACCTTTTCATCAAGATGCTTAGGTAACATATAAAGCTCTCCAATGTTGTATTTGTCAGAATGCTTCCATAGTTCTATTTGTGCCAATACCTGATTGGTAAAACTATTGCTCATGACAAAACTAGGATGACCGGTAGCACAACCTAGGTTAACAAGTCTTCCTTTGGCCAATAAGATAATTCGCTTACCATCAGGAAAAATTATATGATCAACTTGTGGCTTAATTTCATCCCAGGTACAATCAGAAAGTCCTGCAACATCTATTTCATTATCAAAGTGACCAATGTTACATACAATACTTTGATCTTTCATCTTGTCCATATGGGCGCGAGTAATAACATTAACATTACCTGTAGCGGTTACAAAGATATCGGCTTTGTCTGCGGCGTAGTCCATGGTGACCACGCGATAGCCTTCCATGGCGGCCTGTAGTGCGTTAATAGGATCAATCTCCGTAACCCATACCTGTGCGGATAGTGCTCTAAGAGCCTGTGCTGAACCTTTACCAACATCACCATATCCTGCTACCACAGCAACCTTGCCAGCAATCATTACATCAGTGGCACGTTTAATACCGTCAACTAGACTTTCACGGCACCCATATAGGTTGTCGAACTTGCTCTTGGTCACCGAGTCGTTGACGTTGAACGCACGTAGTTTAAATTTACCAGCGGCAATAGCTTCTTTGATTCTATGTATACCTGTTGTAGTTTCTTCGCTGACTCCGACAATGCCATCTAGTAGCTCAGGATGTTTTTCGTGTACCCACCAAGTTAAATCATGTCCGTCGTCTAGTAACATATTTGGAGTCCAGTTATCGGGCCCTTTAACAGTCTGTTCTATGCACCACCAGTATTCTTCCTCTGTCTCGCCTTTCCAAGCAAACACAGGAATTCCTAGATCAGCAATGGCCGCAGCGGCATGTTCCTGTGTACTAAAGATATTACAACTTGACCACCGAACACTAGCTCCTAGTGCTACCAATACTTTTACCAGAACTGCTGTTTGTATTGTCATATGTAATGACCCAGCAATTCTTGCACCTAACAAGGGTTGACTATCTTTGTATTCTTCTAGTATGGTCATTAGCCCTGGCATTTCTGATTCAGCTATAGCAATTTCTTTATGCCCCCATGAAGCTAATGCAATATCTTTTATTTTATAATCCATCTTAATCTTCGCCTATTAATCTTTCCAAAGTTTTGTAATGTTCGTAGGCTTTTTTAAGAGCCGCATATTTTTCTAATTTGGCAGGATCAGGATCTGAAATAATAGCCAATCTATCTTCAATTTTTTGTAACATTTTTTCTAAACTTCGTCCTTTGACCTTTATATCTCCATCAATCTCGGCATCTCCTTTGACATGTAGGTCTGGACTCGGAGCAGTGGTTGTCCAGCTCGTACCATTTAGCCCTGCTGTAGAATATAGATAACTGCCAGAGGTTCCGCCAGAAGCTATAGTAACATTTCCAGAAAATGATGGCAACGTTAAACTAGATGTATCAATGGTATAATTTATATCATCATAAGATATGGTATCAGATGATTCAATGGTAATTGTATAAGGATCCTTATCCATTTAGATGTTCCTTTAATTCTGTGAATCCACCGATAAGTTTATCATCTAAAAATATCTGTGGCACAGTTCTGGCATTTGGTACTGCTTCTAATAATTCTTCTTTGGTGTATCCGTCGCCAATTTTACGTTCTTCAAACGGGATACCTTTTTGTGTAAGCAATGCCTTAGCCTGATCGCAATAAGGACAATGATACTTGCTCCATACAATAGCCTTCATAAATTATTCTCCAAATTAAAACTGTTCGTGCTCGGTTGATGTTTTATTAGCAACAGTAGATGTTGCACCAACGGCTTCGCTGATTAAATCAAAATAACTAACACCAACTTCACGTTGATGTTTAACTGTGGTAAAGCCACGCTCTTGTGCGGCAAACTCTCTTTGTTGCATTTCTGAATATCCAGCCATGCCACGTGCCCGGTATGCTTCGGCAAGTTCAAAGGTAGCAAGGTTAACACTATGGAAGCCTGCTAGTGTGATGAACTGGAATTTGTACCCAAGCTCTCCTAATTCGCGTTGAAATGTTTCACACTCTTCTTCACTTAGGAATTTACGCCAATTAAAACTAGGACTACAGTTATAAGCAAGCAACTGATCAGGAAATTGGGCGTGAATAGCGTCAGCAAACTTTTTAGCTTGTTTGATGTCCGGTGTACTGGTTTCAAACCATAATAGGTCCGCATATGGGGCATACGCAAGTCCTCGTGCGATGCAGGCATCGAGTCCATTTTTAAATTTGAAGAAACCTTCTTCAGTTCTTTCATTGATAACAAATTCCTTGTCAAGAGGGTCATGGTCGCTGGTGATTAATGTTGCCGCTTCGGCATCAGTACGTGCCATGATGACTGTTTCAACACCTGCAACATCTGCGGCTAGTCGTGCAGCGTTTAGTGTGCGAATCATTTGGCTTGTAGGCACTAAAACTTTACCACCTAAGTGACCACATTTCTTTTCTGACGCCAATTGATCTTCAAAATGTACGCCTGCGGCGCCTGCTTCAATCATCGCTGACATTAGTTCGTAGGCATTTAAGGCGCCACCAAAGCCTGCTTCTGCGTCTGCTACGATAGGCAGGAAATAATCTGTTTCTACCTTGCCTTCCGAATATTCAATTTGATCAGCACGACGGAAAGCGTTGTTAATGCCTTTAACAACTTGTGGCACAGAGTTGACTGGGTATAAACTTTGATCTGGGTATGTTTGTAATGCTGTATTATTAGCAGCGGCGACCTGCCAGCCACTTAGATAAATTGCCTTCAGCCCTGCCTTGGCATGCTGGACTGCTTGCTGTCCATTATATGCTCCAAGTGTATTAATATATGGTTCATTGACCAGTAATTCACGTAGTTTGTATGCGCCACGTTTTGCTAGTGTGTGTTCAATCTGTACGCTACCTTGTAGCTTGTTGACTGTGTCTTGTGTGTAATTGCGTTTTTTCATTTAGTTTCCTTTATAGATCGGGTAGCATTTCATATTCAACAGCATCGCTCATAACACCAATAACATAGTTTGTTGATTCATTTTCTTGTAATGCTGTTTGTTTTTTATTAATGTTTACATGTTTATTGAACCATGGAATAGGACTTGTTTTAGGATGGTCGTCAAGATACTTTACTCCAATTTCTTTTAATTTTGTGAAAGCAGTATAATCAACAAAATCTTTTAAAATTTGTGCATTTAGACCAATAACCACACCTTTTTTAAATAGGTATTCTGCCCAATCCTTTTCTTCTTTAATAACCTCGAGATACATGCTATAGACTTCTTCTCGAGATTCTTCAGCAATAGCAACAAAATCTTCATCATCCTTGACTACCTGATTAATCAACCAAGCAGTCCACTCGCTGTGTAGAATTTCGTCTTGTAAGATCAAACTAATAATATTGCCATTACCAATATAAATCTTGTTTTCTACCATTGCAAGGCTGGTAGCAAAACTTACCATGAATCGAAGTGCTTCAAGGGCGTAGGAGGCGTTTAGTGCCATCCATATAGCCTTTTTATGTTCTTTGACCGGTACATCTTCGCCTAATTCTTTCTTACAATTTAACCGATGAAGATCGTCATAGTACCGACCGATATTAGCTGCCATACCGGCAATCTCATCAGTATCGTGAATTTTGTTAAATTCTTCTTTAGGTACACCGTATACATTTCTAATGATATGGCTATAGCTCTTGCTGTGTATACTGGTTTCAAAAAATCCCCAGGTTAGTGTAAGAGCTTCTAGTTCAGGAATACTGCACACAGGACCAAACACCTGGCTGGGTGCGCGGCCTTGAATGCTATCTAATGCTGTTTGCCTTAGTAGATTACTGGTAAAAATATGTTTAACGGCCTCACTAGCTTCCTTGTGATCAATTTTATCTTTGGTTAAACTAATTTCTTCTGGAACCCAAAAAAATCCACGAGCAAGCTCTTCGAACTTCTGTAGTTTAGGATACTTGACTTCTTCAAAACGTTGTACAGTTACAGGTCCTTCGGGATCTAAAAACATTTTGCGTTTTAGATAGTTAGTAGGTTTGGTAAAATTATATTGTGCTCTGCTCATTTCTTTATTTCCTTTAGATAATCTACGTGTTCGATGGCTCTCCAAAATTCTAAACAAGGAATACCGTTAGGAGCACCGCTGGTGCTGTCTTTGTAGGCAATCCTAACTTCAACACCTTTTTTATATAGATTATCCATAATCCAGTTAATTCCTTCGACGTAATCTTGTATACGATTTATATCTTCTAAAATTTCTGAGTCAATCATAATTTGCATGCCTCGCAGTCATCTTCTAATGGTTCATAAAGAATTGCATTGTCTGTAGTAATTATGCCTGTGCTCTGTCCATTGACTTTAATTTCATTTGTGCCTGTGACCACATGTTTTGCACCAACTTTGTTGATAAGACTATAATAAATTGTTTTGAGTCCCCATTTATAGGCCAACATTAAATTTTTGGCAATCAATGTTCCCGGTATCTTACTGTTAGCAAAATGAGCAGGGTTATAGAAAGTGTTAGTGCTAAGACTTTGATCGATATATGCAGCCAGTACAGCAGCCGTTTTTAGATAGTCAACACAATCAGTTTGGTCCCACATTAATTGATATCTATTTTTTAATTTTTTATAATCTGGCACTACCTGAACAAAACTTCCTGCTTTTGATTCCTTAACAGAAATTAATTCCATAGGCATTTCAATGCCATTGGTACTGTTTAATACAACTGAACTAGATTCTACAGGAGCTACCGCCATCAATGTAGCATTGCGAATACCGTATTTTTTCATACGTTCTCGCAATGATTCCCAATCTAAATTGGTACTTGGAGTAAAATCTGTTAATTCATTTACTCCAGGGTTGCGTCTTTCCCAAGGAAATACTCCTCGTCCGTACCATGTATATTGACTGCGCTCGCAGGAACCTCTCTCTTGTGCTAGTTCAACACTGGTTTCTGTTAGGTAATATGCTTGGTGTTCCATCCAACGTTTAACCTCGGCCAGTGCTTCGGTAGTTCCGTATCGGAAGCTTCGACGAGCATGCCAATATGCTAAGTTGGTAATCCCTACACCTAGTGGTTCAAAATCTTTATTAGCAAGATGACTTTGAATGCTGAGAAAATCTTGATAGTTCAGCAAATTACTCAAACTACGCACTAATACACGACATGCTTTACGCATCTCTTGTGGATTACGGAAAGCACCCCAATTTATCGAGCCAAGAGTGCAAAGAGCAATTCGTCCCTCCGGATCTTCAATTCTTTGGAAAGGACGGGTGGGTAAAAGTATCTCTTGGCATAAGTTTGATTGATAGATTGGATCAACACTGGTATCAAAAGGTCCTTGATTGATGACGTTGTCGATGTTAACAAGATAGATTCGACCAGTGTCAGTACGTTCTTTAAGGATTCCATTTTTAAATATCTCATCCGCTGATACAACTTTCTTTTTCTTTGACTTATCCTGCTCATATTGTAAGTATAGTCTTTCAAATTCTTTACTGTTTTTATAGTAGGCCTCGTACATATCTGGAACTTCTGCAGGATCAAATAGTGTGATATCTTCGTTGTTTTTATATCGTCGCCAGAACATAGCATTGACAACTACGCTGTAATCCATTTGACGTACACGAGTTTCTTCGGTGCCTTGATTATTTTTTAGTACGATAAGATCTTCAAATTGATAATGCCATATTGGAAATGTAACGGTACAGCTGGCATTACGAATTCCTCCTTGACTGCAACTGCGTAAATCAGCAAACCATTTTTTAAGGAATGGAATCATTCCAGTGTGCTTGATCTCTCCGTTACGAATAGGAGCACCAAGCGGACGAATACGGCCAATCTCTAAACCAATGCCGGCACGTTTGCTGGCATACTTAGCCATCATTTCTCCGGCGGCGAAGATTGAATCCAATGTATCATCGCTGCTAATAAGCACACAACTGCTAAACTGTTTAGTCGTAGTGCCCAGGCCAGCCAAGACAGGAGTAGCCAGAGTAAAATGCCCATCACTTGCACATTCATAATATTCCTTAACTAATTTTAATCTTGTTTCTTTAGGCTCATTATGAAATGCTGTGGCAGCGGCCACAGCATATCTTACCTGCGGAGTCTCATAAATTTTTCCTGTGGCACGATTTTGAACTAGATATTTTTCACATAACTGTGCAATGGCAGCATAGGTGTAATTTTGATCTTTATCATGATCGAGAAAAAGATCAATAATATTCCATTCATCTTCGGAATACCAATCTAATAATTCCGAAGAATACATTCCTAAATCAACATTCTTTTTTACAATTTCGTATAGCTTAGGAGGTTCGTATTCACCATAAACTTCCTTACGTAACATGCTTACACGTTGTCTGCCTGCTACGTATTGATAATTGACATTGTTAATCTCTGGATTTTCTGTCTCATCAATTAAATTGACCATAGCCTTGAGTAGTAACTCATCTATAGTCTGTGTATGTATCCCATCATGTAATTCTATCTGTGCTTTAATTTCTACCATCGATGGACTAACACCATCAATACCTCTGCAAGCATGGGCAACTTGTCTTTGAATTTTAGAAATATCAAGAGGAACACGCTCCCCGTTGCGCTTGACAACTGTTATCATATTTTTTTACCTTCCAGAGTGCTGAGGAAAATATTTACCAGGTACCTTTTACATCGACTAGGTTTTCAAGGTAAAACGACTCTGGAATATTTTCAATCGAAACAGGTCCATTATCATTATAGTTAATGACCTGTGTATCATCAACACAAACTATATTATAGTAACATGTTCGTTGATGATTAACAATAGTTTTAATTTGAATTTTTGCCTCTTTGAATCTTGTTGTCAATCTAAGACTATAGGCAATCATCAGCGACTTGGTAAAATCATCATACTTGTTGTGTACAATGATTTCCCACGGTGTGGGCCAATCTCTAGGATTGAACGGATCTATTCTATGATTATAAGGAATATATGGAGCCTGTTTCCAAAATTCCCAGGCCTCAAGAAAAGGATCATTGCTGGTTTCAATTTTTTGGCGGAAAGAAGCCCAGGCCGATAGCCTATCGTCTACAGAAAGTTCAAACATTAAACAATAGTTTCAATAGTAAATTCTAGTGTACTATTTACGCCGGCAAATGATGAACAAGTCAAAGAAATATAATTTTGTGTGCCACCGTCAGCAGGACCAGTGGTCATGTCTGTAGAAAAAATTAATGCCTGAGATGAGTCTTCTAAAATTTCAGAATAGTTATAATAATCACTGACACTGGCAAATCCATCAGAGGCTATGTTTAATGTTAATAGTCCTTTGCGACTCATGTTAACATTGAACAAATTATATTCAACTTTACAAATTTGATCTGCGCCGGTTAAAGGAATCTTAATAACTTCTTGATTGTTAATTGGTAATAATGTTATATGTCTTGTTTTTTTATCAACAATTGATGCATTGGCATTAATCAGAGAGTTGTAATAAAAAGATGCAGTTGATATTGCAGCGGCGTCTCTTCGATTGAAATGATCGTTTATAGACGCATTACCCGGCGCATTAAATGCCATTACCGGTAATGATTGATATGTTACATCATTATCAGGTAATGAACTATTGTTACCTACATAATAAAAAGAATTGTTTTCGCTAATTAAATTAGTTCTGTTTGTATTGGTAGTAATTTCTACTGCTTCTCTTTTTATAAAAGTAAATTTGTTTGAAAACAATATTGGGTTTGTTACAATAGGAGTGGCTGTAGTTGAACTGGCGAATCTAACTCCTCTGGTAAGATTTCTAAATGAATTATTTTCAATTTTTGGACTGCTAATTAATCCAAGAGTTGTAATTCCATTTTTCATGCCATAGAATGAACAATCAAAAATGTAAGTATCTCTAGCAACCGCCGTACTTTCTGACTGTCCCAGATCTGATCTAACATTAATGCCTGTGCCTGTGTTTACCGATGTTGAAGTAGACAATGAGATATTTTCAGTTCTAAATTCTACATTTCTTATAGTTGGATTTTGTGTGTTATCCAAAGACACCAGTGCATAATCATTATTATTGTTTTTAACATAGGCCAGAGTCATGTCTGCAATAGTTACATTACGAGAAACTTTATCATTAAATTGCATTCCTTGTTCGTAATGATTTCCTAACCCGTCAACAGTTCTAAACATATTCTGTCCAGCACTACTTAATATTAGTCTAGTAACTCCGGCACCTTCTCCAATTAAGGTAGCATAAGGTGGTAAATCAACGACACCTGATACAATATACTCTCCAGCAGGTATCTGTAATGTTCTTATTGTATCAGTACCAAAATAGTTGTTTGAGTATAAATTTTCTATGGCTTTCTTAAGAGTCAATGTAATGTCCCCAGATAGCGTTCCTTGATGAAAATCAGCTAACTGTACAAATGCATCTAATTTTTTTGCAATGGTGGTAGTTGTACTACCAAATTGAGGAAAAGGTAACTCATTTCTATATCTATAAGTGCTGGTGCTGGCAGCTGACCCTGATAGGCCTACTCCAAGTAGATCAAAAATGTTGTCTAGATCTTTTTGAGTTAATACTCGCGTATTTTCGTCATTGTTGGCACCTTCAGAGATTCTCTTACCAATATAGAGATTCTGTGTATCTTCTGCCCAGCCAAATTCGCCCGGATCAAGCTGAGGGACACCTGTGACGTTTTCTTGCCCGCGACGGACCTGAATTTTTGCAATCTCAATTACGGCCATAAAAATATCCTGTTATAGGATATTTATCTTACTGTGTTAACAGTTGTTTCAGCCCCTGCATTCCTATGGTATAATATTCTTGCACTTTGTCTAACCACTTATCTTGCCAGAATAAAAATTCATCGGGCCAAAGGTCAAATTGCTGATATTGAAGATCTCGGCTGCACATAAACACATGCCCTTCCTTGATTTCTGTTTTATAAACTTCATTATGTGCCATAATATAGGCAGTTAACTGAATTTTATAATCATCAATCCATTCTTCTTTTTTTGGTTTGTTAGTTTGCTTATAGTCGCAGACTGATGGATTTCCTTTGTATATTCCAACAAGATCTGTTGTACCGGAGTATAGTCCAGGAAAATATAAACTCTGTTCCATGGCCCAAATTTCCTGCATATCTTTAAGACCATTTTCAATAATAACGTCGGCCATTTTGTTAGCCTGGACATGCACTGGATTATTACCAGGCTGACGTTGAACTCCTGCAATAAACCTTTCAAGGTTACTGTGCATGGCTGTTCCAACACCAGCAGCTTCTCTGGTAATTTGGTTTGCCTTTTCTTCACCAATTCTTTTCTTCCATTCATTAAGAGCGGTCATGTCCTTGGTAGCACCTAGAATAGTAGTTACACTAGGTAGTGTTTCTCCGTCAGGAGTTTGATAAACACGTTTGCGAGTTACAGGATCATTAACCTGCACACAATTTTTATATTGGAATCGTTCAACGAACGGAGGTGGTGTATAGATAGCCATAAACTTAATTATAGCTAATTGTCATTGAAAGGTCAAATTTTAGGAGCAAGAGTTTTGGCATTGCTAGATGCCATTTTATCAACGCTAGGGCCTGTTGGTTTTTTCTCACCTTGACCAGGTTCAGCGGGCTCTTCAACTTTGGTATTCAAAGTGACATTTCCTTTGTCATCAATGTTTTTGATTACATCGCCATTTGGATCAACAGAATTTTTTAAGGCTATTAAAGCATCGGGTGTGCTTATTCCTAATCCAAATGGTTTTAAAATATTCATTACAACAGGAAAGGGCAGCACTCCTGACTGCCCTTCTTTGTCTGCTAGACCCTGCATGACTGCTAGGACATCTCTAGCAGACCCAAGGTCTACTTCAAATAATCTCATTATTTTGCTAGTTTGGCAATAATGTTATGTGCTTCGGCTAACCGACGAGCACGGCGTTGTTCTTTGCTTTCGCGCATTGCACGACCGGCAGCTTCTGGACCACCTGCGGCTGCATCTGCGGCTGCAAATTCATCACCGGCTGGTTCTGGATTCATGGTGTCGGGCCCTGCCATATCCATACCTGGTTCTTCTGGACCCATTTCTGGTTCCATACCCATTGGAGCGGCAGCGGTTGCTTCACCGGCTAAAACTGCAACTGCGTTACTAATTGCTTCGCGCTGAGCAGTTAGTGTTTCTAGTGCAGAAGCCAATGCAGGTGCAACTGCTTGTTTAAACTGTTCTGCTTCTTGTGCGCCAAAGTCTGCTTTAATAGCATCAGCTAATTCAATCATTGTTTTAGTTTGATACTGACCAACACGTTGCATCCAGCTTGTGAAGTCATTGACCATGTCGCCGGCTGCGGTAATGGCTTTTGCCTTGCCTTCTTCGTCTTCGGCAATATAACGTGCTAGGCTTTCATTAACAAGTCTAACATTACGCTTAAAAACTAACTTTGACTCGTCTAAATCTTTTTTCTTTTCTTTGTCAGCTTCTTTATCGGCTTTGCGACTCTGGTGACCTTGAACTTTAGTTGAAGGATGTTTTTTACCGCTCTTATCTGTCCAGGTAGAAGCAGCTTTCTTAGCTGGTAAACGATCTTCTGCTTCATCTAGATCTTTATTCTTGTCTTTGCCGGCTTCTTTGTCAGCTTTTTGACTTTGCCAACCTTGTACTGTACGAGATTTGACTTTAGCACCGCTAGGTAGTGTTACTTCACGCTCTTTGGTCTTTGCTGGCTTACGGTCTTTATCATCGGCTTCGCCCTGTGCTTCTTTGACTTTTTTATCTTTGACAGCTTTTTTCATTGGCTCTTTCTTGTTGCCGTCTTTGTCCATGTCTAAAAAGTCTGGCTTGGCAGCTTCGCTGAATGGCTTGCCGGCTTTGGCAGCGGCTTTGGCACGACTACCCCAGACTTCGTCTTTGGGAGTCTCTACCTTGCCATCGCCGTCATAGTCCTTGGTGGCCTTTTTGCTACCCTGAGGATGCTTGGCGACTTTGACGCCTTTTTTGCCTTCGTTTAATTGATCGAGTTTATCTCGAAGTTGTTTCATTTGTTCGCCTAGCATTTCTTTAATCCTTGTGTTTAGCAATTCTAACATTGCTTTATCTTTTTGGTATGATTCATTTTGAAGTAGATCATTAAAGCGTGAAGAGCCTTCATATTGAAAAATACGTGTGCGTAATTTGTTACGCATATCTTCTAACTGTTCTCGATTATACCTGTCCAAACTAACTTTCACACCGAATTGCTTATTCAGGTTCTCGCTTAATTTAGAACTGTTAATTGATGTATTAAAAATGGTACCCTTCATTGTTTGTTCCAAAAAGTAATTTAAGTTATTTATACGAGTTTAACAAGTTTTTCATAAGACTGAACCAGTTGAGCTTTATTCTGCTCTTTTTTAGCTCTAGCAATTAGACATTTTGTCATCATTAAATCAAAATATTCTAGAGATTTTTTATTGCTTTTTTCAACTGCACGTTTATGCAACTGTTCTTCAAATAAAGCATAACCGTATTTTTGATCTAGATCAATAACCTTATCATCTTTCCATTTTCCTAGAGCTAGTCCATTAGCAACTAGTACAGCAGTCTGCGGTAAATTAATATTTTCTACAACATGCTCTTTGTGTCTATCAAGAATATTAAAAAATCCCTGTGAAGTTTTAACAATTTTAAAATCACCTATAGTTATACTTCCATCATCATTTTCAATAGGTACAACAATACCTTTGCGACGAAGATTTTCTTTTACATCGTCTGATAATTTAACAATTTTTTTAAAAAGATCGTTAGGAAGATTTTTCATTTGATTTTTTTATTAAGGTTACATTATCGTTGTCTACGTTATACAGACCCTTTCTTACAATCCCTTGTGCAAGCCAAAGATCATGCTCGTCTAGTGTTGTTAACTTTACACTATCTCCATGCCGTTTTATAAATTGTTGTTCTTCATTGGTGACAGGTACACCGTAACCAGAAACTAATTGGTGTATTTTCATAGTTTTACCTGCTGTTGTAATTGTTGTTGTAACTGCTGTTGTTTTTGTTTGAGACCTACTATCTGTGCGGCTATTTTGTCAAGGTCAGTCAATGCAGTTTTTGATTGCTGTGCTACCTGTTGTAACTGTTGCATTTGCTTTGGATCTGTCTGCGGTTGTTGCTGTGTTGTTCCTGGTTGTGCCGGAGGTTGTCCAGATACAGCAGTAGTTGACGCTGTTGAAGTAGTTGATGATCCGGTTGCAGGCGGTTGTTGGGGTGCAGCGCCTGGTGCCACAGGAGCGATTGTTACTTCAAAAAGATCGTTTATTCTCATATCAATGTTTAGTTAGCAGAACAAATAACACACTTAGACATCCTGTAACCACTGAACCGGCGGCACCAATGATTATTTTTGTCATGCTATTTTGACCTGCCTCAATTAATTTTTGCAACTCACTAAACCTACTTTCAATTTTTGTCAGACGTTCGTCGAGAGAAGCATATCTTTGAGCACATAAATCAACATGTGCTTCTAAGTTCGTTTTTTCTACATCAATGGGTCCCGATGTGGACATATTTTAACTCCTAAAGGAAATTACTTTCATGTGCTTTATAAAGTGCCTTTGTGAGCCTTGATGATGGTGTTTTTAAAAAATGGATCTTTGCAATTAAAAATTGCTCTGTCTATATTTACCGTTTCTGTTAAATTTTTAATTATCGGTACAGAGTCCATGTCATTTATTAAATTGCCTATAGGATTACCTTCTTCGTCTTTATAGACATCTACTCTATCGGGCACAAATTTAAAAATCCAAACTTTGTGTTCTCCTCGATATTCACTGCCGAACCCGGCGCCTTTTAAATTAATTGTTTCTATTTCTGGCTTAGAATCAAAAGATACAATACTTCTAAGTTCAATACATTGGCGCAGCGTTACAAAATTTCTATATTGATCGTGTGCTAAGGATGTGCCTTGGTTAGGTCTAATGACTCCTGTATTTGTAATGTCTACCAAAGTTTGAATTTCAATAACTTCCATAAAGTACCTATATAAAGATATTTATGGTCAAAGAAAAAGGGAGTTAAAAAACTCCCTTTTGTTAAGACAAACCTAATTAAAATTAGAATGTCCAAGCTGCAACTGTTGCGGCAGTTAGGTCTTTGCTGTTAGGACCAACTGTAGCACCAAGACCCTGGATTAGGGCTTGTAGAGCTGCGGCTGTGCTTGCGTATGTTGTTGCATCGCTAACAGAACCTTTACCTAGACCAGATGGGCTGTTAGAATCAACGCCTGTATCTTCTAGAGCAACTAGTAGGTCACGGCCTGCGCCTGTGCCTAAGTTCTGAACTGTACCTACCATGCCAACTGTGGCAAATGTAGAACATGCGCGAACAATTTGATCAATAGCGCCATTAACAACACCAACTTCACTGGCAAGAGTAGCTGCAAAGCTGATCTTGAAGAATGTTAGTGTACTTGGACGCTGACTTGGTGCTGGTACTGAACCATGAATACGTGTAATTCCTGCTGACATAATTTTTCTCCTTTATCTATATGTCTCACCTCGCTCAGAGGTGTTTTTGGTATAGATATTTATGATTTTGGAAAAAATTTTACCCAAATGGGGCGATTTTAGTCGTCTTTAAGATCGCCGTCGATGACTTTCAATCCACGAGCGGTTTCTTTATTATCACGTAGGCGCCTAATACTACGCACAAATTTGTTAGGATCTCCACCTTTGATGCTGTTAATAAGTCTACGTTCTAATTCGTATGCCTCGTCGGGCTCGTAGTTTTCTTTGATAAGTTTAAGTAAATTTATAGCAGAATCAATTACATGTGCTGCTCTGCTTTCAATCACAGCTTCGCTTTGTTTTTTAACAACTATGGAATTTAATTCTTCTAATAAACTTCTGGTGGCTCTTTTCAAGATAGTTTCCTTTAAATTATTTATTAGGTTATTGTACAAACGTAACATAAGTTTCAGGAAAAGTACATGGTTGTTATTTTGTGCAGAGCAACATACAATACTAAATACTCAGTAGAAACCATGAGTTTCAAACACACAGTAAGGAAAACACACAATGTCATATTACATAACATATCAAATGGCCAAGTTATTAGAACGACTGGCCGAAATGTTCCCTAAGCAACATTATCAAAGCGAGCTAGATCGCTACATATCAAGTCGATATCCACAAAACGCAGCAGATGTCGAACATTACACCAAAGATTTTGAATACAGAAATTCACAGGGGAGAATAGTATGAAAACTTTATTCAAAACCATTTATGCAATATTCCAATCAATAGGCCAGGCACGTGCGGCTGCTACTCTAGCCAGAGCAAGGAGATACGAAGAAGCAAAATCTCTATACACAACAAAATAAATATTACCATGACCTTGGTATATATTCACGGAGCCAGTGCCACCAGTGAAAGTTTTAATTATATTCGAGAACGGTTAGGCGCTGGAATAGACATTAACTACGACAGCAGAAATGGGTTTGAAAACAACCTAGCAGACATGCTGAAGCAGTTAAACGGCGTTAAAAACATGGTGTTTGTAGCACATAGCCTTGGCGGCATTTATAGTTTGCATATTGCCAATGCTATTCCTAAA